GTTAGTGGTGAGCCTTTTGTTATTTTCTCAATCAGCGATAGCACAATATCCAACAAAGAAAATAATAGGTAATGATACAGTGGTTATCATTACAGAGAAGCAAGCTAACGATATAAATAATATTTTTAAGAACATAAAGGGTGATAAGATTAAGTTCGATAGCTTAGTAGTTTCATTTGATAAAGCAAAAAAATTAAATAAAGAATTGGATGCTAAACAGGCCAACTATTATTCATTGCTTGCTGAATCCAATAACAGGACTTCTATTGTAGAAGAAAAAAATAAAAATTTAACACTAATAAATACATCATTAACTAGGTCTAGGTTGTCAGTTGACTTATCAACGCTTTCGTTTATGTTTGCACTTGTTAGTGTATTAGCAGTGTCATTTAAACCATAAATATATGTTAGAGAAATTAATAATTTATGCAAGTATAGCAGCAGCATTGTCTGTATACCCAGCATTGAAGCTTAGAAAAGCTACAGCATTGACTAGATACCAAGACAGGGTTAGTACATTAGAGCACAAGATTGATGTGATCAAGATCACAGAGCAAGATCCTGCTAAACGATTTGTAAAGATTGGTAAGATAGAGGCTAAGATTGTAAAGGTGAGAGAGAAAGCAGACGAGACCATGAAGGTTTTGAAGCTAGATGCTAAGTGGGAATATCAAAAAGATTTGTTAAAACTTAAGCGTAAGCAAGTCTATATTGATTCTACTATTGTATTAGATCCTAAATAATCAATTTGATTAGAGTTGATGTAATTAAATCAATTAACGTAAAGTTTTAACACTATAATATATATTGTTTAAACTAATATATATTTGTAATATTTAATAAAAATTTATCATGGCTATACCATCTAGACAAATAGGTTGGGGAACAGAAGAAAATCTGTTATGGCAAATCTCTAAGCAGTTAGAGTACTTGTCAGGCATTACATATAATAGTGGTGGAGGATCAGGTTCAGGTACTAATGGCACTTCTGGTGTTAGTGGTACATCTGGAGTTAGTGGTACTAGTGGAACTGCAGGTGCTTCTGGTACATCTGGTTCAGCAGGTACTGCAGGATTGAGTGGAACCTCAGGAAGCTCAGGTGTAACTGGTACGTCTGGTTTATCTGGAGATAGATATAGAACAGAGTCTGTAACAGAGTTTACATTAGGTACTGGTGGAACTATAACTGTAGGTACAGGCTTAGCATATACTACAGCTCAAGATATTATCATAGCATATAATTCTACTAACCACCAAGTTTCGATGGTTACTTCTTATGACTCTGGTACAGGTATATTAGTATTTGGTACACCTTCTGAGGTTGAAGGAACAGGAACATTTAGTGACTGGACAGTTAACCTTAATGGTGCTGCAGGTGGTAATGGAACTAATGGAACGTCTGGATCTGCTGGAACAAGTGGACTATCAGGAACATCAGGTGTTGCTGGTACGTCAGGCTCTGCTGGTACTTCAGGTGCTACAGGAACTAATGGGTCCTCAGGAACTTCTGCATCTAGTGGCACAGCTGGTACAGCTGGTCTTACAGGAACTTCTGGAACTAGTGGAGTTAATGGAGCTGTTGGTGGTTATCTAGGATCTTTCTATGACACTACAACTCAAACAGGTGTTGCAGGAAGTGTTCTTACAATGGGTCTTAGTAATTCAGATTCTTGGAACAATGGTGTTTCACTTGTTTCTGGTAATCAAATAACTATAGCTAATCCTGGTGTATATAATATACAGTTTAGTGCTCAGATGGTAAAAAATGCTGGCAACACTGCAACACATGCACATATTTGGTTAGCACAAAATGGTACAAATGTAGCTACTAGTGCTTCTCAACTAGGATTTCCTTCTAACTCTATATATGTAGTTGCTGCTTGGAATTTCTTTTTCAAAACAACAGTTGCAAATGAGTATGTTCAACTTAAGTGGGAAATAAATAGTAATGCAGATAATGCAGTAGCGATTACATCAGCTGTAGCTTCAGGAGATATTCCTGCTATTCCTGGTCTTATTGTAACAGTTAATCAAGTAGGATAAAATTATGGCAATTCCATCAAGACAGATAGGCTGGAGTACAAAGAGCAATTTGCTTTGGCAGATTTCTAAGCAATTAGAAGCTCTGACAGGTATTATGTATAATAGAGGTGAGACTACTACTACCACTACATCTAGTAGTACTAGTACAACAACCAGTACATCTACAAGTACAAGCACAACTACTACAACTAGTACAAGTACTTCAACTACAACCACAACAACTACAGTAGCACCAACAACAACGACAACTACTACAGTATAATATAAATTAAACCAACAACTACATGAAGGAATTAAAGTTTATCTGTGCTCAACCAGATGATACCTACTACACTTGGCAGGTACATCTATGGTTAGAAAGCTTAAGAAACATTGGACATTCAGATAAGGCTATCGTACTTATCTTTATCCCATCATTCAGAGAGAAGAATGAGAAGTGGCAACAGGTGATAGATCTTTATCCAGAAGCAGAGTTTGCTTTCTATAAGGATCAAGATGGTGTTAGTCAGAAGTTAGGAATATATATTCCTGTTCTGCGACCATATGTATTAATGCGTTACTGGCAGGACAATCCAAATATGAAAGACAAAGCTGTCTTCTATTGTGACTCTGACGTATTGTTCACAGATAAATTTAATGTTGATGCATATATTGATGATGATATAAACTATTTATCAGACACCAATAGCTACATTAACGCTTCATATTTTGATAGTAAGATACATCAAGTGCTTCCAGAAAGATTGGAAGCATATAAGCAGCTAGATGTTCTTGAAGACATTGCCACACAGTGTGGTATATCAAGAGCAATAGCAGAAGCTAACAACGAACACTCAGGAGGTGCTCAATATTTGTTGAAGAATATTGACGCCATATTCTGGGAGAAGGTACTAAGAGATTGCATTACAATACGTAGTTATTTATTAAACATAAACAAACTATACTTCAAGGATGAATCTGCAGGCTTTCAAAGTTGGTGTGCTGACATGTGGGCTGTCCTCTGGACTATTTGGTTTAGAGGTAGGGACACTAAGAATTTACCTGAAATGGAATTCTCTTGGTCGTCAGATCCTATTGAGAAGGTCCACAGGCTTGGCATCCTGCACAACGCAGGAATAGTAAACAAAAACATGGGTGACTACCCAGCATTTTATAAGGGTGAGTATATTAATGGTAATGATCCATTCACTGATCCTCATTTAGAATTAGTATTCAACGATTCAAGAGCACAAGAGAAAGGTACACACTACTATGTTGAGCAAATGATGAAACTTAAATTTAAGTATAAATTAAATTATTAAATAACATGGCAATTCAGAGAGATTTAAAAGCATTTGTTCGCTACGATGGTAGTGGAAGGGTTGTTGCAGGCAGCCTTATTCTGAGAAAGAACAAGCCAAAAGTGGGAAGATGGCAAGAGATTCCAGCATATGAGTGCTGTAATTACATTCCTACAACTACGACTACTACGACAGCTAGTCCAACGACAACAACTACTTCTAGTAGCACTTCTACTTCTACAAGTACAACAACTAGTACATCAACGTCTACTACGACAACTACTACTACTCAAGCATCTATAAGTGTAGGAACAAATTCAGAATCTTGTGGAACACCTAGTACCTTTGTAGACGTATCGTTTGTTGTTGGTAGTAATATATGTGACACAAGTGTTCAATTACAAGGTAGCTTCTCAACGTTCCCTTCAGAATTTTATATAATCTATGGTGGATTTTCAAGATTAGTTATTAAAATTAGTGATTCAATAATTCAAGGTGCAGGAGGAGCTCCTGGTGAATGTGTTTCTTGTGGGTAATAATCTAATTAAATAATAAATAGAGCACATCATAATGGTGTGCTCTATATAAAATATAAAAAATATGGCCAATAGTAATAATCAATTAAAAGCATACGTTCGTTTCGATGGAACAGGACGTATTGTACCAAGCAGCTTAATCTTACAAAGATTTAAGCCTAAAGATGGTAACTGGCAAGAAATAGACGCAAAAGAATGTTGTAATTTTGTTCCAACAACTACAACAACTACCACTGCGACTCCTACGACTACGACTACGTCGTCTTCAACAAGTACATCAACATCTACTAGTACGTCAACTAGTACTTCAACTAGTACAAGTACTTCAACGTCAACGTCTACTAGTACAACTACGACTACGACAACTGCAGAACCTACAACGACTACTACTACAACAGCATTATAATGGCTAAATCATTATTCCCACAAGAAATGTTAAGTAAAGCAACTGGTAGCGAGCTCTCATTAGAGAGCATCGCTGCTAAGCTTACTTACTTTCATGAGCAATTACACTTGACTCACTGGCAAACAAAAAGCTATGCAGAACATCAAGCCACAGGAGCATTGTATGATTACGTACATGATTTCAAGGATGGATTGATTGAGAAGCTTATGGGCTATACAGGTAAGAGACCTGGAGCTTATAAAATAGAACCTCTTACAGACTGTACAGCTGAGCAATGTGTATCAGATATCATGTCATTTGCATCATCATTAAAGATGTATGGTGAAAAGAATGCTTATCATGATGTATGTAACTTAGCTGATGCATTATCTGGAGAGGCAGCAAAAACTAAATATCTATTAACCTTGTCTTAATGCAAGTAGAGAAGAGATTCTTTCCAAAAATAATGGCTGATAATGATGCAATATATTTTGCTCATCTAGAAGGCATTATAGATTCAGTTGATGAATTATCTAGTATGGAAGTTGTAAAACATCCTAATCACTATTCATTTAGAATCGCACCTTCTCTTCCTAGATACACAAACATGTTAATAGAGGAACTGTTTAAGTTCCACAACAGATTCCAGATCAAACTAAATATGAGTAAGAGCATTAAAACTAATGCAGTTATTTCTTTTGAAATTGATTTAGGATAATTATATTTGTTCAAACCAAAATAAAAATAAAATGCAAATAGTAAAAGACGACGAGACAGGTGCTTCAGAAGTACCAATGTACGATCCATCAAAGAAGTATACTTGGCATCAAGATGCCCAATTTGTGCTTTCAGGTAACGAATTTGGGATGCTTTTAAACTCATTACGTGGAATTGTCTCTACGCCAGAGGCTAGAGTTATATTACGTGCTGCTGATGCAGCTGACGCTATTGAAAGTATAATGGCTAGGGCTGTTGAATCAGGACTAGTTGTTGAATATCAAGAACAATAAATGAACATTAAAGAATTTGATATGGGCAAGTACATCTTACTGATTGGTAAGGATGCCACTGACATATTCAAATACTATAAGGTTAAAGAAATGCATGGGCTAAATCTAAAAGATGCTCAAGCAGAAGAGGTTGATAAGACAAAAGGTAATGGTGTATACATCTATGGATTGACAAATTATGATCCAGCAGATAAAAAGCTAACAGCTAAAGCTCCTTATAAACCTTTTCTGTTTTTAAACATGGGCACATTTAAAAGATATAGTGCTGATGAACAGAAGACAGCTATAATGCATGAAACAATGCACGTGGCTCTTCTCCTATACAAATGGGATGCTGAGAAAAAATCAGAAGAGATAGTAACAATGGCTGAAGATGAGGCTAATAAAATCATCAAAAAACTCAAAGGTATTAAAGTTATAAAATAATGGCAAAAATGAAAAAGATGGGTGAGTTATCTGCAGGTGTAGGTTCTCAACCTAAACGTCAAGGACCTGTAGACCCTAAAGGTGCATGGACTAAAGTACAAGAGCGTACATTAGCTGGTACAAAAAGTGGTAAGCCTGTATTGAAAAAAGATAAGCAACTTGGTGCTACCAAGATGGGTGCTAAAAAGAAGAAGTAATGATCTTTGAACCTGCTAACAGAATAGATGTATCTACGCCTAAGGGTGATGGAGTCATCTGGCTTGTTACAGAATATGGTCACGAGACTGATACAACGTATACAGTTATCATTAATGCCACAGGGGAGCTCTGGCAATTCATTCATAAAGATATTAGGGTGAAACCTAATGTAACATTTAGAAGGTATGGCAAAGCAATGGATCCAGAAGGCAACAGCCTCAATCAAACGTAGAGGTACAGAGGGCAAATGCACTCCCATCACTAAACCTGGATGTACAGGTAGAGCTAAAGCTCTTGCTAAGACATTCAAGAAGATGGCTGCTAAACGTAAGAAGAAATAATGGCTAAGTCATCACTAAAATCTATGGTGAAGTCTGGTCTTAGAGCTGGTTTACGTAACTCTAAGCCTGAGAATGTCACTAAAGGTAATGGAGTTAAGAATCCACAGAAGGCTACAGCTTACGTAGGTAAGGGTGTCCTTAGAAATGGTGATAGTATTCCTGCAATTAAAGGAGCTATTACACCTGTACCTAATGGTCATCTTATTAAGAAGGATGGTACATCATTAAAGAATGGTGGTAAGGTGGATGCTTTCAGCAAGGTTAAGAAAACCATGAAGCCTAAAAAAGAAAAGCTTTTTATGGATAAGATTAAGAAAAATCTATCCAAAGTTCAACCTCTTAAGAAAAAGTAATGGCAAAGAGCGAAGCTTGGCAACGTAAGGAAGGTAAGAATCCTTCTGGTGGCCTAAATGCAAAAGGTAGGGCTTCCTACAATAGAGCTAATCCAGGTAAGCCTGGTCTGAAAGCTCCACAACCTGAAGGTGGTCCTCGCAAGAAATCATTCTGTGCTAGGATGTCAGGAATGAAAAAGAAATTAACTAGCTCTAAGACAGCTAACGATCCTAATTCTCGTATCAATAAATCTCTACGAAAGTGGAAGTGTTAAGATGGCAAAATTAAAGAAAGCTCAAGATGGTGATAGTTTAAAATATCGAATGGAGGCAGCAAAAAATAAAGTTAAAGCTGCAGTAAATCCATCTGATAAACTAACTAAGTCTCCTTTGAAAAAAAGTCTTTCAGAGTATGAAAAACTATATAATAAAGATTTTTCTGCTCCTAAAAAGAAGATGGGTGGCATGATTAAACGTGCTGATGGTTCATACTCTAAGCGTGGTTTATGGGACAATATTCGTGCCAACAAGGGAAGTGGAAAGAAGCCAACTTCAGCAATGCTAAAGCAGGAAAAGAAAATTAAAGCTCAAACTAAAAAGAAATAACATCATGGCAACAGTTAAAAAAATGAAGAAGGCCCAAGAAGGCACTGAACTTAGAAAAGGCCAATACAAAAGAATTGGTAGAATTGCAGAAAGAAATCCTGCAAGAGCTGAGCGAGTAGCTGAGCGTATGAACACACGAGCTAGTCGTGTAGATCGTGGTAAAGAAATTGCAAATCCTCCTAAAATGGAATACGATCCTATGGATTTAATGAGAAAGATGGATATGGATTCACAGTTTAAAAGAGCTCTGCAACGTGATGATAAGAGAGAAAGAGAAAAATCAAAAATGAAAAAAGGTGGAGTAGTTAAAAAGAAGATGGAGATGGGTGGTAGCTTAAAAACACCTACTGCTGATCAAAAAGGTTTAAAGAAACTTCCTACAGCTGTAAGAAATAAAATGGGCTTTAAGAAGAATGGTGGAACAATGTCTAAAAAGAAATAATCATGGCAATGATGAAGAAAAAAGTAATGGGTAAGCCCATGAAGAAAGCCCAAAAGGGAAAAAAAGTACCTATGTATGATGATGATGCTAATGATAGACTCATGGCAGATACTTATGCAGAATATATGAGAGATAAGGAAGCAGCAGAAAGAGCTAAAGCTAAACCTAAACCTCTTCCTAAACCCACTAAGACTGTTCCTAAAAAGAAAATGCAAATGGGTGGTTCAGCTGAGTCAAATACGTTTACAATCCCTTCTAGAAATAAGATCTCTATTCCTAAGAAGAGTGCTACCATGATGAAGAAAGGTGGTACAATGAAAAAATGTAAATATGGCTGCAAGTAAAAAGAAAAAACCTGTGCTAAAGATGCACAAACCTGCAAAGGCTCCAAAGGTGGCACCTCCTAAACCAGTTGATGGTAATTACATGAGGGAGGCTGATACGCCATTACGTCTTAAGAGTAAGATGTGGCCTTTGAAACAGAAAAGACTATCAAAGTAAATTTTGTTCATTTCGATTCTATTTTGTGATTTTTCATGCAAGTAAAAAGGAGACCATTGGCCTCCTTTTTCTTTTATGGTTGTAATGAATTATATGTAGATAACACTTTATTAATGTAGTGTTTATTCTTTGCTCTGTTATAACAGTTCTCAGCAAACACGCCATCTGCATCTCTTCTATTTATAACAAACTTTTCATCACCTATTAATGATGTATGCACAATAAAGTTATGACTATCAACATAGCTTAACTTAACTATGTTTCCATATAGTCTGTGTGCACCACTCTTCCAAATCTGATCAAATGATATAAAATCATTATCTAGATCTTTGATATTATCCCATAAGTCTGGATGCATGATTGTATCATCGTCTTGTAAATACACCCAACCTTCTGTTATCAACTCAAGTGCTAAGTTTCTTTGACCAAAACCAGATACACTATTTACATCTTTAATGCAATAAGCTTCACACTCTGGGATGTTTTCTGGAATAGTTTCTGAATCAAAAACAACAATCCACCTATAATGTTCTTTAGGTATATTGATACTTTTAGATACAACATCTAAGTTTTCTGGTCTTGAGCAGGGGGTTATTATGTTTAAGAACATATCTATTTATTTAACTTTATAATCCAACTAGTATCTTGAAACGTTTCATCAGGCTCACCTATTGTTTCATGTATAGCATCTATAACTCCTTGCCAAACTGGATGATGATCATGACCACTAATAAATCCAGATTCTTTGATTAAGCTCTTATAGTTATTGATGTCTTTCTTAACTTGATCATAGGTGTGTAAACCATCAATATAAATTATATCTACCTTGATATCTTTAAGCTCATCAACAGCATCGTCAGATGTTTTTCTGATATGAGTTATGTTATCATACTTAGAGGTTGTTGAACTAAAAGTATTATAAACATTTGTAAGGTCCATATAGCTGCAAGCAGGATCGTTTGGATCATAATCATTCATAAAAGGATCAATAGCTATGACACTTTTAAAGTTCTGAGCAAACATTTCTGTTGACTCTCCAGCATAAGATCCAATCTCAATGATAGTCATCTCCTTAGTGTCAGAAAATGTATTCACATAATTGATTAAGTCTTCTAATCCATTCTTATAATGCCCACTTCTCATGGCATACAGCGTATCTTTAATTGACATATTATTTATCTTTATTGATGAAATCTTTTAACATTTGTGGATAGTCTTTAACCCAATGAGGATTAAGTTTAACTTCTCCTACAGGTATTACTCCTTTGCGTCTTTCTTTCTCTATGTGAGCACTATGTCTTTGTATAGCGTTAAGTTTGTCAGGATGATCAGTACCCTCACCACTCATATGATATCCTCTACCACCCCACATATAGAACCAACTAGCTTCTTCCTTAGGTGGATTAGCAAATAGTCTTCCTCCATATTCATGAATACGCTCAATGAAAGTCATATCATATCCAGCATTCTCAAGAGGATGTCCTCCTATAGCTTTCCAAGCTGACTTCCTGAACACAATACCAGAGTTTCCCACCCAACCAACATGTTCAATCCCTGTAACGTGACACAACACTCCCACTTCCCAATGAATAATATTTACATCATCAGTCATGTACTTAGCTACATTCTGTAAGTGATTTGATAGGGCTACATCATCATCATCCCACTGACATATAATTTCTCCTTGACATAATTCTGTTGCATAGTTTTCTTTTTCTCCTATGATATCAAAAGTTTTGTCTAGGTTAACTATCTTAATTTGTGGATGATCAAATACAAGAGTTTGTAAGGGGTAGTCATTAACTATTATAAGCTCACACTTATCAGCAGGATAGTCCTGCTTGAGGAAAGATTCAATACTCTCCTCAAGCGTGGACACTCTACCATACGTTATACACTTACATGATATGAAAGGTAGTTCCATATTACCAAACTAAAATAACATCAAATGATGACACTAATAACTTAGGATCATCTCCCATAGGAATAACAGGAGCTTTAGATAAAGAAGATGGATCTACTAATACAGAGTCTCCTGGTTTTACATCAGTGATAACATCACCTACAGCATACACTGTAAGCTTCTGATACTTCTGAATCATCTCTCTTTCAAGAGCCTCCTTTGTGTTCTCATCTACAATGAGTTTACCTTCTTCTTTTTTAGGAAGGTCTAGCAATATTCTATTGCCACGTAGTTGTTTGAAATTTGCCATTAGAATTGAATAGTTGTTAGTTTACGAAATCTTACAATGTCTTCACCTGTTAAGTGAATATCTGATTGGAAAATATCACGCTTACGTTGAACGCCAATCACTTTACCAGTCTTAGGGTTAAGTGTAGGAACCTCTTCAACACGCTCATGAATATCATCTAATAGAACTACTAGATCATTTTCAAATTCGATGCTGCGAATTACTTTGTTTACATTGAAAGAGTCTGTGAACTCTTTGTCACCCTCTTTACGAGTGTAGAAAAATTGGTTTGTCATTGGTTTATTTTGTTTAAAAGTTCAATACGTCTCTTGTTAACTTCCTCAAATCTGTACATATCATTCTCTACAGATTCATGTTCTGGTAAAGTTAATAAAATAATATTAGATTTATCATATGCTAACTCTGGATATTTACTCTTAGGAAGTATGTGATGAAAGAAAGTTGATAATGGTTCCTTTCCTAGATACTCACCACTTACCTCAGAGTAGTGCTTGCGTTCGTCCCAGATCTCCATAAAGAAATTTCTCATGGTCTCTACCTTGGTTCTCACTACAAACAACTCACGCCTCATTTTCAGCAATCCACCTCTCTTAGGGGTGATGGGCTTACGTTTGATATGACTCACACATAAGCCCTTTCCCCATACAGGATTGTTACAGTTGTCTACACTACAAGTCTTCACGATCTATCTCTCTTTGTATGTACCAGATAGCTTTCTTCAGGTCTTGTTTCCTAGCACCCTTCTTGTCAGCTCTAAGGATATACTTGATAGCATTACCTAAAGAGAATCCTAAGTCGTAGTCTTCGATAACATCTATAACCTCAAACTTATTACCTTGGTAATGATCAGGATGATTGACCATCTCTCTTTCTAGTATCTGTTTCATAACCTTATGTGCTCCATAAGGATCATCTTCTTTTAAAGTAGATCCTTTTAATCTTTCATTAATTTCCTCAGGAGTTAAAGATACAGTAGTAAGTTCTACGTCTAACTGTTTTTTCATTTCTTTATCTGTTAATGTGTTATGAAAATAACTAGCTTGTTTTCTTCTCTGCATCTCTGCTTGATTCGCTTGATGCATTTCTTCTTCTATTTGATTAATGTCCTGTCGAGCCATGTCCATCTGTTCCTCTTTGTGTTTCTGATAATTCATCTACTTCTTTATACTGTATCAATGGTACAGGCATGATTACTAACTGAGCAATGCGATCACTTACTTGATAAATTGTATTATCAGGAGTTCTAGAGTTAAAATTAAATGTAACCATGATCTCACCTCTATAACCACTATCAATTACGCCCACTGAGTTAGCCATTGATAAATTGTAGTTACGTACAGAGGAACGTGGGAACACAAGTCCCACCATTCCTTCAGGTATCTCTACTGCAATACCTGTACCATATACTACTTGACCATCTCTAGATAGGTCAACTGTTGTAGCTACAAGATCTGCACCTGCATCTCCTGGCTTCCCAAACTTAGGCTTCTGTGCCTGTGGGTTCAACTTCTTGAAGTGTATCTTCATCTTCTGTTTCGTTTATTTCGTTTACGTCATTAATTTTATCAGTGATATCTTTCTTCAATCTCTCAAAGAATTCATCATTGTCTTCTAGTAGAGTTCTAAACTCATCAAGCTCATACTTGATCTCATTGTATGTGATAGTCTTACCATACTTACGTAAGATTCCAAAATCACTAGCCATGTCCATGATCTCTAGCATACGATCAATACCTACGCCAAACAAGATCTCAAACTCTACACCCTTGAAAGGAGGAGCCATCTTATTCTTGATAGTTTTAATCTTAGTTAGATTACCATAAGCTTCTGTACCTTCTTTAACAAGAGTCTTACTAACTTCTACACGTACATCACTATAGAACTTTAATGCATGACCACCTTGTGTAGTACGAGGATCGCCAAACATTACGCCAATCTTCTCACGATACTGAGATACAACAATTACACATGTCTGATGCTTAGATAGAATACCTTTCAGTTTAGGATAGACATCACTGTTAAGCTTAGCCTTTCTACCAATAGAGCTATCACCAACCTCACCATCCAAAACCTTCTTAGGGATTAAAGATGAATCTGAGTCAATGATAACAAGATCAATCTCTCCAGTGTTAATCATATCCATAGCAATCTGGAAACCCTCCTCGCCACAAGTTGGCTGAGAGATTAACATGCTTGAAATATCTACGCCTAGAGCAGTGAAGTAATTAGGATCAACAGCATGCTCGCCATCTATGTATAAGACTTTACCACCTGCCTTCTGACAGTTAGCAACAGCATGACCACAGATAGTAGATTTACCACTACCCTCCCAGCCAACTAGCTCATACAATTTACCTTTAACAAAACCTCCCACACCTAGAGCGATGTGATCAAATGCAATCGATCCTGTAGAAATAAGATCGTATTCATTGTGGTTCTTATCACCTAAGGATAAGATAGTACCCACGCCATACTTTTTGTTTAGGGCGTCTAATGCGTCCTCCAGCTTAGATTTACCTGAAGCTGCCTCTGTTTGCTTTTTTGCCATTTCGTTTATTTTTTTGTTCTATTAAAATTACAAATTTTCTGTTAAAAAAGAAATAGCCTAGACGCAAAACATCTAGGCTATTTAAACTATTATACAATCTAAATACACTACTCTTTAGATCCCTTCACCCACTTAGGGGTGTAAGGACAGTTCTTACACTTATTGCCACAGCAGACGCCTCTACTTGCTAAGAATTCTCTAGACAAGCTCGCAGGCACCTCCACCACAGGCAACTGATTCGTTGAAGTTAACTGTGTCATCTATCTCTTTAACTTTAGTGATATCAATCTCTTTTAACTGACCAATGCGTGAATTGTATTGCTCTTCAGTGATGTCTTCAAATGGAGCTTGTTGATATGTTCCACCCCAATAAGGTAGTACAGACAAACCATTATAGAACTCACGATTCTCCCACATCCAGTCACCTACAGTCTTCCACTCATCTTCCTTAATAGAGATGGTAGCAGATACGTTGTGTGTATTGTCACCATTAACATGTCCTGCATTGATCCAATCAGTAGAGAAATGTTTAACTCTCTCTAATGTATCAATAGCAGTTTCTGTACGAAGAATAGAATTCTCTGGTGCCTTAACAGGAATACGTACACAGATGGTATCTTGTGGGCGTAACACATCATCCTCAACTAACTCTGGATGATTCTTCATTAGATACATAGCAATGTCTTCGTTCTTATTGAAACGCATTGTACGTAAATAATAATCGTTATGCCATGCATGAATACCTGATGCTGTTCCTAACACTAGTGATGTAGTGCCTGAAGGTTTAACACAACTAATACGAGCTGCCTCATTGATGCCTGTTCTTTCAGAAATCATTTGGTTAACCTTCTTAGCAATGTGTGCTGCCATCTTCAAGTCATACTTCATGATCTCACCTGATCCAATACCAGTCATACCAATACCCAATAGAGCATCGTGCTGTGTAGTCTTAGCCCAGATAGGACGTAAGTAATGAAAGTCTGTAAAGCCTGCTTGTAATGTACCAAAGAATGCTGCAGCACCTACACGATTGTTAAGATCATACTGGTCTTGTACATCAGATACATTCACTTCACATAGGTTACAGAACTGATATGGACGTAGAGCAATCTCACAACATGGGTTGGTTCCCCAATCTTTGTTGTTAGTCCAATACAATCCTGGCTCTCCTGATCCTGATGCTTCTACACGCTTCCATAACGCCATGAACTCTTCTTCACTCACTTCTCCACGTTTTAATACAGCAGAGTTGTTAGCACGTCCACGTTGTTCGTTAAGTTCCCACCAATTACCATACTTACATGTAATCATCTCTTCATCATCATGATCAAATAGAGAGATCATAGCTGAGCGACGAATACCACCAGCTAATACAGAGTTAGCAATGTGACATAAGATATCATGGCAGTCTAGTGGAGATAACTTCTCACCTTCAGCCTTTCTATCTAACATAGCCTGAACATGTGTAAGACATAACTTCAATGGCTCTGGTCCTGGTGCTTTACCACCAGCTGTAACTAGACGTGCACCTTTCTCACGAACTGCACGATAGTCAAACTTAGGTAGGAATGATCCTTCAAGATAAGCTTTCATTAACACCTTTACAGCATCAGCCCAGCCCATGATGGAGTCTTCAATTAAATAAGTACGAGCCTTACCTGGTTTCTTGATTTCAGGTAGTTCAGCTACGTGATGGCGTTGTACAGAATAACCTACACCTGTACCACCTAATAACAAGAACATTGCTTCAGAAAAACTATGTAAGCTATCAATAGGAAGATAACAACAGTTGTAAATACGAGCGTTGTTAACTTCAGCAGCAGCACCAGCAAACTGTAGTGCTCTCATAGAAGGCAAGATCTTCTTGTCTCTAATCATTGGAATAGACTCCTTGATTGACTCCTCTAAATAAGGATACTTCTTAATCATCATAGCCTCATAACGACTAATGATTTCATCCCACGTTTCTCTTCTGTTTAGCTCAGGGATGTACTTGGCGTACTTGCTAAACACTGTAATTTTACTCAAGGCTTCTAGTCCTAAATCCATGTGTTTGATTGTTTATAAGTTGTTAAAAAAATAAGGGCTACAAATGTATATCTGTAACCCTTACCAAACAACCACTTTTAAAAATTAACTTTAACTATTTTCCTTATCACTAACTGATTTAGTTAGTGTCTCTTCAAGCTTCTCTATAGCTAGCTCTAAGCCTACTTTATCAGCTTCTTTTCTAGTATGAAAAACCTTAGGTGAGCTAACACTAGAGTTGTGATCTAGTATAGAATATGTAATACCATCGCTAGCAATATAGCGTGTGACGTTGATAAATATTCCTTTGTTATCAAAGAACTCTAATAAGTTTCTAGGATTACCATCAATGATGGCACCAATCTTCTCATTATCTATTCCTTGCTCTCTGATGCTATTTTTAAAGTCATCAGGTAACGCCTCATCTTTTAAAGATTCTAACATTATTTCCAAATAGTAGCTGCATATAAGCTTAGCTACGTTTGGATTCTTTTCTAATAATTCTAATCCTGTCATACTAATTCAATTTGTTTAACTTTATCCAAATCTAAAACCTCATCTTCATAAACAAAAGTCCTCCAAAGCTCCATATCATCTGTAAAAGATACATCTAATTTATCTTCCCAGTATTTACGTAGCTCTTCTGACTTGTTGAAGATTCTATATTGTAGAGATATCTCATCTCTACGTAAACCATTGTTTACAACTTTAATAACTTTAGTAAATATATTTTGAAAATCTTTAGAAGTTTCAGAATACTTGCCTTGTTTAACAATATCAAAATCTTTCTCCCATTTCTTATTGAGTTGATATACTAAAACAACAAATCCTTCTTCATAATCATAATCATCAATAATATCTTTCGTTCTTTCGTATTCTTTATCTAAGAACTCTCTAAATTTATCAAAATTGACTGGTTTAAATAAGAGATACACAGCATTTTCATACTGTATATCTCTTCTTACATCTTCTAAATAAGCATTTAGGAAATTATTCTCAGTAAAATCATCTCTATTGATTTTAAGAGTGGGCACCATAAAAATACTAGTGATTGTCTTCTTTAACTCCATGTTATTCTTTAATATTTACAATACCACTTTTCAAATGATTCTTGCGAGATATATTCCACACGTCATTCTCAACAGCCCATTTTAAATCATCTATTGTTTCTAGTACGCCTGGATATGTATATCCTTTAAGATCAAAACCATCTCTAGCCTGTGTCATGTCTTGTGTATCTAGTGTATAGATGAGTGGACTAAAGTAGTTGGTACTATCACAGACAATAAACCTAGGATATGCTACTTTATATCCTGCGTCTACTAACTCTTGAAAGTGGAAGTGACCTGCATGCCAATATAAGAATGCTTGGATGTATGCTCTTCTATAAAGATAATATTCTTTGAAGAAACCTTCAACACTCCAAGTACATTTTAGATCATAGATTTGAATTATTTTCTCCTGATGATCTACAATTACCTTATCCATCATACTCTTGAACTTATGACCATGTACTTGATAACCCTCTACCTGGAGCTGGTTATACACATCATATCTAGCTGTCTGATCTTGATTGACAATAGCTGCAGTGATAGGATTAGTCTTTAATTCTGTCACAATTTTTTCACAATTTGTGACATCATTAATGCTAACAACTGTCATGCCTTTACGTCTCACCAACATAATCTCATCAAAGTATGCCTCTGCGTCAGAGTCTATGAACTTCTTCATGACAGCTTCGTACGCAATCTTGAATCCAGAATCTCTATATGCATCTTGAGCCACATCGTTGAACTCACGAGTTATCTCTCCTGATGCATTAGTAGCTTCTACCATGTGTTTGTATAGAGCTTCTACAAAATCCAACATTAGTCCTGTTGGTGTAGTTTGACATGTAGATAGATAGAACTTCTCATCAAACAACTCTGGTTCCATTAGCTTGGTCTCAACCAGTCTGCCCATGATGGCAGCTTTGTTCTCTTCATCGCTAACCTTCTCACCAAGAATATATCTCTTGTGATACTTCTTGCGATCCATTGAAAACTCTTTTAGACTAGAAGAGCTATCCATTACGATAGCTCTATAACTTGCTTCTGTTTTAACTGTTCCTTTAATCATTTCTTTTTTTGTTTTGTGATTCATAAAATGCTTCTACTATTTGTTCATGCATTCTCCTTACTTCCATAGGGATACGCTTGAACCACCACCTAACTTCTATTTCGTATTCACGACCTTGCTCATCTAATCCTCTAGGATTAACAAGCCAGAAGTTATGTGTCTTGCCATCAAACTCTACTGATCCTTCATACCAGATTTCTGTGAATGAAGAATTCTTATTGATCGATACTATTGCTTGTTTCTCTTCCATTATATTTCATCTATTTTTTTAATTGGATTCCACTTATAAGCAAACAGTTCATAACCACCTCCTGAATCTGTTTTACCAATGATTTCATTCTTTAACTGTTCTGGCGTTAAAATCATTACATCCTCTTTATGGATGATTGTAAAGTTTTCGCCTAACTTATAACATTCCCTAACTTCTTTTGAAGTTAAGTCTGCCCACATTATATCAGAATCCATTTCTGGTTGGTATAACTTCTTTAGTTCCTTTTGCATCTTTTTCTAATTTTGTTTTAGCATTGTGACATGTTTCACATAATACCTGTAGATTATCTACTTCACAAAACAGCCTCTCAATAAAATCAGGCAGGTCTTGTGCAGAATTAAGACTTCCTGCTGGGCAAATATGATCCACATTAATCTTCTTATCAGGAAACCAATTCTTACACTGATTACACTGATATTCAAACTTCTGTCTCTTCAAAGGTCCTTTGTATGGACGCTTTGCTCTAGATTTAGCTTCAGAGATAGGTTTCCACCATCTTGACTTCTGTCTTAGTGCACTTCTGATGAAGGACCAAAACGCTGATTCTGTCATGGTACCAGAGTTCCTTGTTTTAGGAACCCTGGACCTTTTAACTGGTATCTTCTTTACTATTCTCTTAGCCATAATGTGTCTTATATGTTACAAATATACATAGAATTGTAACACTTATTACACAATAACTACACGCCCATCAATTACTTGCTTCATATCTTCAAGACTAGAGATGATATTCTCTACAGTTTGAGGATTTATAGTAGGGAAATTAAAGTTGTACTTCTTAGCCTCAGCTGCGAATCCTTCTTTAACTTTCTCTGCCAAGTTATCAAGCTCCTGGATAGCGTAAGAGTCATCTAGCTGCATAGTATCAAAGTCTAGATCATGTAATATAGATGTAGCCTCGTTACGTGGTACAGTCATGATTGGTAAATACTCATAACATCTACCCTTATGCTGACCAATACCTACCACCTTCATAGGATTGATTAACACTAACATAGACTGGTCACCACATCCTACATAATGAATCTGATCTGCAGTGAAGTGTAAACCTGCTGCTGCACAATCTTGTGTAGACCAGTTACACTCTTCCATAGGCATCTTTACAGGAACGCCTACACGAATGTCGAACGTCTTAGTCCAATCATCTGTGAAACGATTCTCTGCACGATTAGGTAGATCAAGATATAACTGTGTCAAGTTACCAATGTTCTGACCATGGTTTATAGACCACGTTCTAGTCTCAGTATACTCATCAACATCTCCTGCACCTTCACAGTTAGGACACTCTACCCACTCATAGCTATCATTCTCCTCATTCCAATCATCACCTTCCCATCCACCTTCTCCTAAGCACTCTGGACATGTTGTAGTTGTAAGAGTTTCCTCTTCAAACAAATCATCCTCATGTACAAGCTTGTAATCACCATTCTGTAAGAACACTTCATACTTATCAGGACTCTTCTTCCATACAGCTTTCACCTTGTTATAGCTATTGCTTACAAAGTGTACAAGCTCTGCACCACCATGTAATGTAACTACGTTACGCAATGCAACAAAGAAACCTTGCTTAGTGATTCTGAAGCTATTGTCTTTCAAGAAGCGAAACAACTCATCAGCTACCTCAGCACGTGGATTCAAGCAGCACCACATCCAGAAACGCTTTAAGCCTTCCCAACGCTCTGCATTTTCATTAGTCATAGGTGCATCAATTAACATGATGAATTCTTCAATTAATAACTGAGGCATACTGCGATCAATGCCAATCATGTATAAAGCACCATCACGCTCTTCAAACTCATCATCACAATGGTCTAATAATGTTTTAACACCTTCTGCTAATGCTGCGTTACGTCTAACTTCTTCTTCTATCTTACGCTTCTCTTGTAAACCTTCAGAAGAACTACAGATAGCAAACAATTCTTCTTCCCACTCTGCTCCACGAGCAAGGTTGAAGTGATCAATTGTAGCTGGATGCTTACTGATGATACTACCATCGTTTAAGATGACAGTAAGTACATCATTTACAAACTTGATATTGGAGTATGGTTTATCATACTGCTTCTCAAGACTAGGACCTGTTGACTCAACCAACATGTCTAACACTGCCTTATCACGATCTAATAAGGACTTGAAGAACTCTAAACTTGACTTGTTCATTTTTGTGATTGTTTGTAAGAATGTCCAGTAAATTACACAATAAACTGGACATTCTCAAGTTGAAAATACTATTTAATTAATTGATAATCAGGACTATGCAGCTTCATCTAATGATATCACCTCTACCTCTTTTACTACTGAGGTGAACTTGTAATTAGGCTTACCCATACGTGTCTTTTTGTAACGACACATATCTTTAAGAACACTTATCATTGGATCCACAGTAGAACCAGGATAGGTTCTCATGTGATATGCAATTGTTTCTATAAATGGAAACTTTGTAACAAGCTTATCTACTTTCAATAACATTGGATACATCTCTACATCATACTTGTTATTGTCTGAAGCAAACTTATCAATATCAAATGCCTCACATTTATGTGATACAACATAATCATAATAATAAATCTTCTTAAACTTTACTAGTCTATCTACATCATATGTAAGATCAGGGAGTACATCTCTCATTCCTGGCTTAGCATCAAATGTAGCATCGTAAACACTCATCATCTTCTTGATAAGTCTTGCAGTAGCAATACGTCTGAATGGTTTGTTATCACCTTTTAAGAATGTCTCTAGGCTCATAAAGTTATGAAGATTGTACATCTCCAATACTTTAATCTCTCTATCAGACATAATTACTAAGTGAACATGATTCTTGAACATACCAAATAGATAATCTAGCACTGGACGATCAGTCTCCTTACCATAAACAGTCAAGCTCTTTCTCCTGTGAAGAGTCTTACCACTCAATATGATAGGTGTGAACTTAGCATTACCACCTGTATAACGCTCAGGAGTTTCAGCTATCTTGCAATTGACATCACCTTTCTCCTTAACAGTGCCATCTTTAGCAGCTTTAGGTTTAGGCTTAGCGTTCTTTGCTTTGTCAGCAATAATCCATGCTTCTGGTATCTCAATAGCGTCAAGATCAATAAACTCTTCAACTATCTTATTAACACAAGATTGAAACTCTGTAATGATAGCTCGCCACTGTGTCTTAGGATAGTTGTACAACTTCAATAGATCAAAGTAGGAAGACATGTCTGGAGTACCTGTACTATGAGTGTGTCTAGTCCATGTCTTATCTTTAGAGAATAATGTGAAATCCTTAACCTTTTTGATAAACTTTACAGATCTACCTTTCCATATCTCTTTGATGTAACGACGTTTACGATCACCAAATACACCAGTGAATATAGCAAGCTGAGAAGATGCTCTATGTCTACTAAGATTAACTTCCTTATCCCATTGACCTCTAGTTTCATATAGTCTACTTCTGTAACTATTAAGTTCATACTTTGCTTCATACTCACGCATCATATAGTCTTTAACTTTGAAAAGACTTTCTGCTGTGAAATACGTACATCCTATCAACGTTGGTTTACGCATTGGGATAGTAGCATGCTTCAAGATCTCAGTAACTTCCATATCATCACCATTGTGGTTCTTGATATATCTAGAACTTGAACTAAAATACTCAATAGCTGTACGTACATCATCAGTATCTACAATAGTTTCATTGTATTTAGCCATGAATACGTTAGCTACAGTTGCAATCTTATCAAGGATAATCTGCTTAGCTTCCTGAGTGTATCGTAATGCCTCTCTGTTAGGAGTTGGAAAGATACCATCTGTAAGACTAAACTTAAGACCAAGACGTACGTCAATACGTTTGATGCCAAGCTTGTCAAAGTCTAATGGATAGTAAACGTTATCAAGACATACGTGAAGATAATGATCTGGGCATAGCTCAGACTTCTGATAGTGCTCACTTCTAATAATGTTGAACTGGTTATCCATACCTTCAACATCAAAGTACACGCTCTCAAAATATGCTAGCTGCTCTTTAATCTTAGTCTTGAAGTCATAGCTGTCTGACCACTTAACAGGAATAGTAACCTTAACACCATTACTGTGTGGTGTAAGTGTCTCATGTAACAAGTCAATAGAGTTAACGTCTTCTCCTTCGTACATCATATACTTACGCTCCACACCATTCTTGCGTGTTGTAAAGTAGAAGCTAGATGCATAGGCTAATGGAGCCTTGAAACCAAGGCCCATCATACCTAATTCTGTGGTAGAGTTACGCTTTGTACTCTTACCATACTTACTGATAATGTTTTCTACATCATCAGCATCTAAGCCTGTACCAAAATCCTCAACAGAGAATTCATAACTATTATTGTTATTCTTGGATAGTTTAACAATAATTGGTGCATCTACACCTGCTCTACGATGAGAGTCTAGTGCATTACTTGCACACTCTCGTATCGTAGAACCAATTGCATCTGAGTAAAGATTTTTACTCAACATCTGCATCAATACTTGTGCAGAATCTAAGTCTAATGACATACCAATGGTAGCCTGTGTACCATTGACTTCGTGTATTAAAGATTGTTTTTGTTTTTCTAAGATCATATCTCTACTTTTTGTAGCCAATCAATTTTATATCCATTGGTTTCTTTGATTAGCGTATTGATTTTTGTGAATACTCCTTCTGTATCCCATTCACTATTCCTGTAAGAAGCTGCAGCTGGATGGGCCAATTCAAAATGAAATGTGAATGGTGACACATACTTCTTAAGCTTAGCTGCTTCTTTACCAAAGAATACGATTGGTATACCTGTAAATGCAAACATCTCTTCTAGTAGATATTTCATAAATGGTTCCCATAGTTGAATATGAGAGCCTGCTTTATTAACTTCTGTAGTGAGTGCAGCATTACATAATAACACGCCTTGCTTAGCTAGGAATGTTAGATCTGGGTTTCTATTTCTGTCGAAAGCAAAACCACCATACAACTCTTTTTCTATGCCTTGATATAATTGAAACAAGCTTGGCTGTAACGATCTAGTTACAGAGCAGCTCATCATCAATCCATCAGCAACAGGTGTACCACTCACCATTGTGTGATATGGGCACATACCTATGAGAATAACCTTGACATCTTGAAAGCGTGTTTCTCTAAAACATCTCCACACGTTTTCAGGAAGAGGAGCAATTAACTTGCCCCTCTTACTGTCAGCCTTCAATTGTTGGTAAATCTTGTCACAAGCTTCACTTTCAATAAATGGCTTAATTTTATAATGCCAACTCTCATCAAATAAATGTTCGAATTTTTCCCAATTCATTATAACGATAGTTCTAATTGTTGATAATCCATTTGTGGCACACTAATGATTGCTGGTCTTTTGCTAGACATCAATTCACCTTGTGCATTAACAAAGAAGCTATGAGCGTTCATGTGATCACTCATCCAAGAACCTGGATGTACTTCTTTCATTGAATGTGTAGTGTGCTGATACAAGTCCCACAACGTATTCTCTACACCATAGTCATAGCTAGGTTTAACTAGCTCCTTACGAATGATGTTAAGCTGCATTGTACTAATGATGTCTTCTTCATACACCATACGTCCTAGTAGCTCACCTTGCTGACGCTTAGTAAGTTCTACCTGTTTCATCATCTCACGCTGAATTTGCATGTCACGAAAAGCATCTCCTGCACTCTTGATGTACTCAGAGATAGCTGTTGGCGTAAACTCTTGAATAGAGCCTTTGTGTGCTTTCTTGAATGTACCCATGTCACCAGACACACAACCATTCTGACAAACGAACACTCGTACACCAATAGCAAACTTTAAGCTAACCATACGATTGTAACTGTTCTGCCAAGCTATCTGGATCTGCATCTCGCTATCTTGTACATTACTCAATGCAAACTTACCTGTTGCAATCTGACCATCACCTGATAAGGTGTACGCCTCTTGAGCAAGATTAAATCCTGCTTTCTCAATTGATTCTAATGTAAGATCAATTAACTGTGCATTACTTACTGGTTTGTAAGTTTTAGTTTGTGCTGGCACTTGTACATCTGTTACTAAGTGCTTCAAGCTTGTGTAGTCTGTTCTTTTCATTGTTGTGATATTCTAATTTTAAATCCAAAAAATTTTGATAGTATTCCTTCTAAGTTCTCAATGCCTATGCATTCGATAGAGTCTCCTTCTGTAGTCTCTAACCATTCTGTTTCTTGCTGTATCTCGTATGTGAGATCTTCTATAGCTACTGCTAATTCTTCTACATTCATAGTAGTTGTTTTTGTTTTAGATAATTTTCGATTGTTTGCATACCATGGGCTCTTGCTAGATCAGCCCAATCCTTAATGCCCTCAGATAAATACTTCCTGGGTACATTACAGTAATCAAAGTCAAAGATCTTGGTGATTTGTTGTGAATTCTCTACGCCTGTTACATCTGAATCAAAACTAAGAATCTGCCTAGCAGAGTTACTCTTGATATAATCAACGTTCTCAGGAGAGAAACAACCCAATCCTTCATTCTGTACAGCACAGCTGCATGGAAAAAGTTTCTTCATAACCATATAATCTTTCTTCGATTTGTTGATAAATGCTACATCGCAATCTTTGATGTCATCTTTACCATCCATAGCAGTGATGGGTACATTGTTTGGTACCCACTTACTCTTCTTATCCTTAGCGTGTGGACGATATATCTTCCATTTATCATCATACAAATAACCAAACCTCAGCTCACTAAGAGGAGCTGGGAATAGTTGTTTGTTTAGATAAACCTTAGATATACTATAAACATTATTTGCTTTCAGATCATCAAGACTTAGATGATACTGATTCCAATAAGCCAATTCATCATTAGTGAATGGTTTGACAATCACTTGGATGTTGGAGTATGCTTTGACAGCACGTACTGGTTGGATGTATTGTGCGACAATACGTTTGTATTGTTCTGTATTGGTTTCTTTGGAGAATCCTAGTCCAAAGTCTCTATCGATTAGTGCTAAGACTTCTTTCAAATCTCTAAGATTGAAAACCATTCTAACAAAATCAAAACAAGAACCTCTTTTACTAGTATCTGCAAAATCAATAAACGTTAACCTTCCATGCTTATTTCCAATCATGAATGATGGATTACGCTCGTTTCTAAATGGAGAAAACGTCACAACATTTGGCTCCCAATCAGTATTGGGCATATAATATTTAAATATGTCATACTCTGTTATCTTTTCGAGTATCTTTTCTGGCGTAAGGAAAGAAGGTTTTAATCTTCCTGTTATTCCCATTTAATTTATTTAGTTTAGATAAGAAAGCCCAATCTAAAATAGACTGGGCTTTGCTATAAAAATATTATGAAAAGTTAAAATTAAAAATCTGCATCATCAGTTGCAATAACCTTGTCTGATTCAACTAGGTTTGCTTCTGGATCATAGTCATGCAACTCTCTGAATGTATAGAAGTCTTTGCATCCATACTCACCTGTTACATTAACAACAAAACGCTCGTGCATCTTTAGCTCAGCAGACTTTCTAAATGCTAGTCCACGAACTACATCAGGATTGTTGTAATCAATCAAACGCATGCTTCTAATAGAGTAGCCTGGGAAGAATGATTTAACAAAGATGTTCTGGTAAGACTTAGGACCTTCTCCCTTATCACTTGTCTTGATGGTAGCTAACGCACCAACAGTCTGTGTAAACTCACCATCAATCTGCTCTTTCAAATCAGATAGGTCATTATTCATAACCTTCTTCCAATTCAAGAAGATTTCAGTATCTGGATCAGAAAAGTCAAGACCACCTAACCATATACGTACAAATCCTAAGAATTCCTCCTCACCAATATGTGCTACACGATTCTCACGCTTAGCAAACCAAGGTGGAAGATTCTCAACACTACTAGCCCAGCTACATACACCAATGTTATTGATGTATTGTTTCTTGGTGCCATCTTTGTTAACTTTCTCACCATGCTCTAACCAGAATGTAGCATTAGTTTTGAAGTCACTGTTTACATCTTGTAACCATACGTTAACACGTAACTTCTTTGCAACCTCATCATAATAATTAGTTGCCTTACTATCCTCTTTCAAATCAATCCCTAAGATTTCTTTGTACTCCTGTACAGTTGGATTGATAGCGATTACTTTCGCTTCAAATATACCAACCTTCTTTGGAAAATCTCCACCTTGTGGGATTTCTCTCTTTGATCCACCAATTGCCATGTTTCTAGTTTTTATTTAGTTTATTTATAATACTCATCTACTGTGTCTGCAACAAGTTGCAAGTTATTAGGAATCTTGATGTCAGTAAACATACCATCAGGACTCTTGGCAGGGAACTTTCTGAACCTATTGGTTACAAAGTTATACGTAACTGATCCATCTTTGTTCTCCTCTACAAATGTGTAAAGACAAACAGTTAATAGACCCTCTAATAAGATTTGATTGTCAATCAGCTTGCCTGCTGTCTTGATTTTGTATCCTACAATCTCACCACCTTCCTCAATAGTCTCTGGATGTGTGAAATAGAATACTTTCAAATCGTCACGTAGTTTACGAGCTTCCTGAAATAAGGCCACCATATCTCTAGCCATGATGCTAAATTTAGTGAAACCAACTTCTGTTGCTCGTGCCACAATGTTAAAACCCATGATGTAGTTTGAATCTTCGATCACGATGTTTTTGATGTGGGGTGCTTTC